CACCGAGGAGGTGTCGCCGAGGCACTGCGTGTCCGTCGGCTTCATCCGCTGCCCGAGTCCCGGTTGCGGTTCGTTTCACGTCCCGACGAAGTCCACACAGGGGCGCGTGCAGTACCGGAAATGCACGAGTTGCGGGACGACGTTTCAGACGGTCAAGCCGAGCGAGCCAACCACCGTAAAATAGTTTACAACAGTTGTAAACGCGCCCCTTGCGCCCGTATTACTTCGTAATACACTTAACCCTTATGAAGGAGTTCGTCGACAGGTGTGCCGTCTGCGACCGGATAGCGAAGGTCGCTCGCGACGGGCTCTGTCGGCGATGCCGCGACAGCATAAGACGGGCGACCCGCTCTGAATACGGCTGGGCGAAACCTCGCGAGCAGACAATGCGGATTGCGAGCAAGTCGTGCCGCGAGTGCGGCGTATCGCTGCTCACGGGGGACGTGTGCGCGTTTTGCGCACTGACCGTGGTCGAGCCGGCGGCATAGCGACGACTGCCCGCCGGGACTCGGCGGTTGACGGGTCTATATGACCCTCAGATAGATGGACACTCACGGTACCGGGGTTTGACGCAGGCTGTGAAGGAGCCTTCACCTCACTCGCAGCCTGCGTCTCTTTTTTTCGGGACGGAGCGCTTATGGCGACTGACGCGGAACTCCTGGCGGCGGTGGAAGCGGCGCTTCTCACGCTTCTGGCCAAGGGGCAGGCCACCGTTACCTTTGGCGGTAAAAGCGTTACCTACACCTCGCGCAAGGAACTCATGGAAATCCGCGACGAGCTGAAGGCCCGCACGGAGCGCGCGGGCGCCCGCCACACCACATACGCCACCTTCGAGAGGGACTGACCGTGCGAAAGGTCCGAAAACCGCCGGCGCCCGCCTCCGAGAAATGGGGGGGCAGGCTCGACGGCTGGATAGGCGTCGTGGCGCCGGCATGGGCCGAAAAGCGCGCCTACGCCCGCATTAGAACGGGCCTCCGCCTCTCGGTCTACCGCGGGGCGTCCAAGGGGAGGATATTCGAGGACTGGACCACAACGCCGGACGACGACGAGGAGGCCCTGTCGTGGGAGCTCCCCGACCTCCGGCAGAGGTCCCGGGACCTCGTCCGCAATAACGCCATCGCCGAAAGCCTCATCTCGACCATCGTGACGAAGGTGGTCGGCCCGGGACTGACGCCGCAGTCGCTCGCCACCGAGGGGCTGCCGGGTCTCGCCGACTCCGACGCCGCCGAGGCGTGGCGAAACGAGGCGGAGGACGCATGGCGCGAGTGGGCCAGGGGCGCCGACGTCGCGGGGAAACTCACCTTCGGCCAGATGCAGCGGCTCGCCCTCCGGAGAATGCTGATCGACGGGGACGTCTTTCTCGTCCGGCAGATGGCGAGGCGCAAGGGCATCCGGACCGCCTGGAAGATGGTCGGCGGGGAGCGCGTGCTGACGCCGGGGAATCTCACGAGCGAAAAGAACATCCTGAACGGCATCAAGTACAACAAGAGCGGGCGGCCGGTATCGTACTTCATCCGAAAGCACCAGGCGCGGACGTCCCTCGCGCAGGACTTCCAGGAGATAAAGGCGCGTGACCGCGCGGGACGTCCGAACGTCATACACTTATTTCTGCCCATCCGGGTCGACCAGACCAGGGGGGTGCCGATACTCGCGCCGGCGCTGCCGGTGTTCAAACAGTTCGAGAGTTACCTCGAGGCGATGCTCGTCCGGGCGCGCGTGGAGGCGTGCATATCGGGATTCGTGAAGTCGGCCGCGCCGCTTTCGCACATCACCCCCCGGACCAGCGAGACCGACGGCGACAACCGGCGGCTCGAAACGCTCGCGCCAGGGCAGATAGAGTACCTGCGGGAGGGCGAGGACATCAGTTTCATCGCGCCGACAAATCCCGGCCGGGACTTCGAGGCGTTCATAAAGCGGCTGATCCGCATGATCGCCGCCGCCGTGGGGCTGCCCTATGAACTGGCGGCCAAGGACTACAGCGAGTCGAACTATTCCAATTCGCGGATGGCGTCACTCGATGGCCGGGACGTTTTTGAGGACATGCGCGCCTACGTGTCCGGGACACTGTGCCAGCCGGTATGGGAACTCGTACTCGAGGAGGGGGTGCTCAGGGGCGTAGTGCCCGAGGCCGGCTACGACGTGGCGGGCGAGACATACTCGCGCACGAGATGGGGCGGCCGCGGCTGGCCGTCGGTCGACCCGGAAAAGGACGCGGCCGGGGACCTCCTGAAACTCCGTATCGGCTCGACGACCGTGTCGGACCTCTGCAACCGCGAGGGGGCCGACTGGAAGGATAACTTCAAGCAGCGCGAGGAGGAGGAGGCGGAGCGCGCGCGCGCGGGGCTGCCGCCGCTTTTCGACACAAAAGAGGCCCCAGGGGCCGGAGACGATGATGAAGCGGAAAACGAATAAAGCGACATTCGAGGACGTGAAGGCCGCCGATGCGATGGTGGAGTTTGCGGTCGCGTCGGAGGTCACGTTCGCGGCAGGCGACGACGACGCCGAGAATGTGCCGTTCGAAGCGGTCGCGTATACGGGCGCGTCGATACCGTCGTGGGCGTGGGGAAACGTAGTCCTCGACATCTCGGGGATAGCGGCCACGCCGAAGGACTTCTCCGTACTCTTCGCGCACGACCCGACGGAAATAGTCGGGCAGGCGCGGATCACCGCCAAAGACGGGCCGCTGGCCATATCGGGCGCGATCATGCCCGTGACCAACCGCGCGCGGGAAGTGGTGGCGCTCCGCAAGGCGGGATTCAACTGGCAAGTGTCGGTGAGCGCCTCGCCGACCGCCGTGGAGCGGGTCGAGGAGGACGCCACGGCCGAGGTCAACGGCGCGGCGTTCAAGGGGCCCGGAACGATATTCAGAAAATCGCGCCTCGTGGAGGTGAGTTTCGTCTACGCGGGGCAGGACACGAAAACGAGGACAAAGATCGCCGCCGGCAAACCGGACGTGCTCTCGATAGAGGTGCTGGAGCCGGCGGGCACTGAGACTGGTACAGAGGAGACGAATATGGCCAAGGAAAAGACGGACGCGGCGCCGGAGGTAACGCTTGAGGCGCTGCGAACCGGGTACCCGACGCTCGTCGCGGAGATAGCCGACGAGGCGAGACAGGCCGAAAGGGCGAGGATCGTCGCGATACGCACACTCTCTGTGAACTTCGCGGACATGACCGCGACGGCCGACGAGATGGTCGCGAGCGGAAAGAGCCCCGAGGAGGCCGCGGTCGCCTTCGCGGAGATACACGGCAAGCGGCGAAGCGAAAAGGTCGCGACGCTCGATGCGGATGCGCCTCCCGCGGTCGAGGCCGACGAGCAGACCGACGTGGACGCCACGGCCGGCGAAGAGACAAACCTGACCTTCGAGGAAAGCGTCAAGGCCGAGTGGGACGCCAAGGCGGAGGTCCGCGAGGAGTTCGACGGCGACTACGAGGCTTACGCGGCGTTTCGGAAGGCCGACGCCGAGGGAAAGGTCAAGTTCCTGAGAAACGCGAAGGACGCGCAGGATAAATAACCGCAATTCCGGGACAAAGGAGAGATAGATGGCACTATCAGCAAACGCCCCCATGAAGATAGAAACGGGGGACTTGAACGAACTTCCCGTCGCGGACCTGGAGCGTATCTACGAGGGAAGCATGGTCGGCCTCCAGGCCGCGGACGGCTATTACCGGGCGCTTGTCGCCGGCGATCACTTCGTCGGACATGCGACGGGGGAGGCGAATAACTCGGCGAGCGCCGTAAACGGCGCGATAAACGTCCAGGTCCGCCAGGGGAAGTACAAGGCGCAGGTGACCATTACCTCGGTCGCCGTGACGGACATCGGCAAGGACGTGTACGCGTCGGACGACGCCACGCTCACGCTCACCAAGGGCACGGCGAGCCGCGTCGGCAAGGTCGCGCGGTACGTGACGACCAACACGTGCATCGTCGAGTTCGAGGCGATGCCCTTGAAGTCGGGGCTCCTGTACTCGAATGCGGCCGCGTCGGCGGAGGTCGAAAACACGACGACGGAGACGGCGTTCGACACGAGCTACACGATACCGGCCTCATCGCTCAGGGTGGGCGACGTGATCCGCGTCCGCTGCCAGGGCATCGTCATCGACAGCAACTCGACCGATACCCTGGGCGTGAAGCTCTACTGGGGCACCGAGGAACTCTGCGCGACGGACACCCCGGACGTTGCGGACAACAACATCTTTTACATGGATGCCGAGATCGTCGTCCGCACCATCGGGTCGAGTGGGACGATCATGGCGTCGGGTAACGTTTCCAATATCGCCGCAGAGGCGACGGCGGTGACGAAGCCCTGGGTCATCGCGTCCGCGACCGAATCGACGGCCGCCGCCATCGTCGTCCAGGCGAAGGCCACGTGGTCCGTGGCGCACGCGGAGAACGAAGTCCAGTGCGAGCAGTTCACAGTGGAACTCTTGAGGAACTAAGCGGTACACAACGGGGCCGATAGCGGGCCCCGGAGAACCAACGAAGGGAAGCGCCGGCCGTGCGGGGCCGCACCCCCACGCAGGCCGGCGCTTTTCTTTTTAACCGGATGGAAAAGGAGAAAAAAGGATGCCTGAGAGACTATACCTCTCGAGCCGGGCGATTATCGGCCGGATGTACCAGAAGTACGAGGAGCTTCTGGGCGCCGGCTTCGCCACCAAGCTCGGGATGAAATTCACGAGCGACCAGGAGTCGGAGACGTACCGCTGGCTCGGGATGACGCCTCCGATGCGCGAATGGATCGGCGGACGCCAGGCCAAGGGCCTTCGGTCCAATCCGTACACCGTTACCAACGCGGATTACGAAGCGACGCTCGAGGTGCAGAGAAAAGACCTCCGGCGCGACAAGACCGGCCAGCTCTTCGCCCGCATCGACGAACTCGCGGCGCGCGCGGCCGGCCACTGGGACAAACTCGTCCACGACGCCATCATCGCCGGGGAGTCGACGAACTGCTACGACGCGCAGTACATGTTCGACATCGACCACTCCGAGGGCGACAGCGGGACGCAGCTCAACCTGCTGGCGACCGCGCAGGTCACGCCGCTCAACGTCGGCACCGCCGCGGCTCCTACGGAGTCCGAGATGACCGACGCCATCCTCGGCGTCATCGCCTACATGCTGTCCTACAAGGACGACAACGGCGAGCCGATGCACGGGGACGCCAAGAACTGGATGGTTATGTGCCCGTACAACCTGTGGGGCGCGGCCGTGGCCTGTGCCACGTCGCACACGCTCGGGGCGGCCTCCGGCGCGGTTCGCGACAACGTCATGCTCCGCAGCGGCTTCAACCTCGACGTCGTGATGAACCCCCGCCTGACCACGACCACGGTCTTCTACGTGTTCCGGACGGACGGGCCCGCGGCGCCCTTTATCCTCCAGGAGGAGGAGGGCCTGAAAGTAGCCGCCAAGACCGAGGAATCGGAGTACGAGTTCGATACCCGGATGCACCAGTACGGTGTCTCCGCGACCCGCGCGGTCGGGTACGGCTACTGGCAGTACGGCGCGCACTGCACGCTCTCGTAAGCGGCGATAACGGATAAGGAGGGATGAGATGCAGACGCTACAGATGGTGGTCAGGAAGGACCTGACCGTCCGCGGCAAGGAGTACAAGGCCGGGACGGTCATCGGAGACGGCAGGAGCCTGAAGGGCTGCCTGGCCAAGGACCTCGACCAGGCGATACAGTCCGGGCTTTTGCGGATCGTGGCCGTATCGGGGAAAGAGACGCCCGAGGCGAGTACATAGATGAGCGCCCCGTCCGAGATGGGCGGGGCGCGGCACTAAAAAGGCGGAGCGCGTGAGTGATTTCGACGCGATGGTCCAGGCGGACGAGTGGTCGATTCTCGCGGCCGAGTTTGGCCGGGCCGTGACGTACACCGCCTACGGCGGAAGCGCGGCGACGATCACGGCGGTGTGGGAGCCGGGAGGCTCGGCGCCTGAGATTTACGAGGACGGCGAGCAGGCCGTCTCGCGCGGGACGATAACCGCACACCCCGATGACGTCGCGTCACCCGACCTCCGCGACACGTTTACCATCGCGAGCGAAACGTGGGCGGTGGTCTCCATCACCACGACCGCGCCTCTCGTTGAACTCGAACTCGAAAAGCGCGCCCACCGGCGCGTCGGCCCGGAAACCGGAAGGATACGCCGATGACGAACCTGGAGGCCCGATCATCGGGCGGGGACTGCGCCACGAAGAAAAACGGATGGGGCACGTGGGCGAAGCGGATCGGGGCCGGCGTCGGCATACTCGCGGCGCTGGGGATCCCCACCGGATGGCGGGCCCTGAGCGCCCAGACGAATGACAACGCGACGGCCATCTCGGTCAACCGTGAAAAACTCGGGCGC